GGGGCTTGTTCCAATCTTTTTGCCATGTCTGGTCTTTGGCTGGTTCCATAAATTGGTTCAATATTCTTGCTCCCATTCTCATAAACATATTGTCTCCGGGCTGAATTCCTAGCTTTTTTAGATCAATATCTAATTGCTTAATCTCTGCGTCTTTACTAACATTAATTATTTGCTGTTTAAGCAAATTAACTTCTTGTCTTGTTTTTGCTTGGTTTAGTCTGCCTTGTAATACATCGTTAACTGCTTTTTCCAGTGTTGGGCTAAATATCATTTTTAGCTGCTCTGTTCTTGTTAGTGTTTGGTCTGTTTGAGCTTGTGTTTGCCTTGTTCTTTCGTTCATTAAAGATAGCTGACTATCCACTAATTCGTTATATCTGCTATTTTGCAAACTTGTCTTTTTAGTATTACCCAGGATATTCAATGTCCTGGCTTTTGTTTCTTCTTCTTTTGCTTGATTGTTTGAAATAACTTGTTCTGTATTTCTAGTTTGTGCATCTTTTGCCTTTAAATCCATTCCGACTAATGCACTTCTAACTATTCCACCACCATCTAATTGAGGTGCTTGTGGGTTCCAGCTTTTGATGTCTGTACCTCTAATGCTTTGGTTTGAAATTGCGTCCGCACCTTTGCCATATACTAAGTTCGGGTTTAATCCGGCTGCTTGTAATCTAGCCATCTGTGCTTGTGGGTGGTTATACTCGTTTTGGCGCATCCAATCGGCTAATGCGTCTGCTCTTTGAGTATTATACATTCTTTCGTTCCACTTTCTAGTAGCTTGATTCATACTACCTTGCAAACCCATGTTTGCTATGCTGCTAACTGCTGTTATCGCTGCTGCTGTTGTTGCTGGATCTGGCATAATGTACTTTTTTATCTATTTGTTTTATTTGACTTTTAAGCCCATTTTTAGGCTCTTTGGTCGTTTATCGTTCGCGTCGTGCCTTCTTGTCCTCCTCACTTTTTTTCGCCTTTTTTAGGGCTTAGTGTCAATTAGCACTAATATATCAAGAGTGTATTAGTGCTAATTGCGTAGCTCAGCCCCTTTGGGGCTGTGCCTTCTTTTAAAAAAAATAAGGGGCTTATTTTTCATTTTCACTTGTTTCGGATATATCCTCAACGTCAGTAACTACTGACTTTTTCTTTGACTTGGCTTTTTCAATATCACCTTTTATCTTTTCAGAAAGGTGTTTAAGTTCTTCTCTTGCTTGATTTGCGAGTTCTTCGCGTTCTGCTAAATCTAATTTATCAACGTCAATCTCGCTGCCGTTTTCACCTTCAAATATAGGTGTTTTTGATCCTTCTAAAGGTAAACCTTTTGCATATCTAATTAATAGTTCGCGCAGTCCCATGGACTGGTCCGGAACTGTTTGTGAAGGCTCGTTATTTACTTCGCCATCATATGGGAATAATTCTGCGTTAAATGGGTGTTTTACTTGATTTTCCATGTTTAAATTTTTTGTCTTTGTTTAGCTTTTTTGTGTGCGCGTCTAAACGCGTTAATATCTTGTTCTACTTTTATTCTTTCTGGAATTTGTTCTTCCAATTCTTGCAAATATTCTTGATAAACTGATATACGAAATTTTTCCCCATCGTTATACATTTTGTCTTTGTAATATCTTGGCATACATGCCTTTTTACCATCTTTTAATGGTAGATAACATCGTTGTTCCAATAAATCTTTATGCCATTTAATGGTACGTTCGTTAAGATAATTTTTCCCTAGACCTTTGCTCATTACTGCAAACTCTTTTTGTCTATCATCGCCTTGAAACATTGGTACTCGTTTTTCTTTGTTTATGTATTTGAGAGTGTAACCAATGGAAGCATCAGAAACGTCACCAAAATGGCAATGACCATTAAGATGAGTATCAATTGCCCAAGCACTTTCAACGATTCGAGGAATAGCATTAAAAAGAATAATATGATAGTGGGGGCGTTGAGTTTTATCCCCATATTCGCCAACTGCGTAATAACTAATTTTCTCATGTGTCTTTTTTCTAAGTCGTTTAAAAAACTTTTGAAGGTCTGACTTCTGAAGTGTCATTAGTCCACTTGCGGTTTTAGGAACTTTTTCATCATCATATGTCAGGGTTACAAAGAGAGCAGATATTGCCTGCTCTCCTTGTTTTACTAGTCTAAATGACCAACCTGATACTCTTCGTCGTAAACAAGGGGGACACTTCCCACAAGGAAACGGAACGTATCCGGTAGTTACTCCGTTTACTATTTCCAACTTCTTGTAAAATGGGGTGATACATCTTGTTGACATGTTTAGAACATTGGTGTTCCGAATTTCGGCATTGGACGTACCGCACGTATTTTATGAAGTATTTGCATATACAGATTGTCTTGTCCGTTCTGTACTGCGAATATCCTTGCACATTGTTCGGGTGTGCATTCAATAAACGTCTGGTTTAGTGCTGGTAAATTGGCAAATTTTCTGCCCAAATGCCAATAATCAAGTGTTGTCTTAAATTCACCAGCTACTCGGCTAGGGTTATACTTGTATTCTGCATACCGTGGCACATAACCAAATGTTGCCTCGTTCATTGCTCCAGCATATGCTACTAACTCCTGATTTTGTACGGGCTGTTCTCCGATATGTGCAAATGAAGGCCAGAAATAATCAAGAGGGTCATTTTTGAGAAATGTTTTTGGTATTCCTTGCTGGTAAGCAGTTTTAGGCATAACGGACATAATTCCGATAATGTATCCGTGTTCCTCGCAAAAATAATTACCATATTTGCCGGTTGATACTGCAACACCGTGACCAGCCATATTGCCTTGTACCGGTGAAGTAGGGGTTTGACCGCTAAACGTACCCGCTGTATTTAATACTTCTGAAATAACTACCGGTGTTTTAATTCCAGTAATATATTCAGGTCGTTGTAATCTTGCATCTGATGATTTTACACCAAAATGCATCAAAATATTCTCAATATATCGTGTACCGCCACGTGCATTTTTTTCCAACCATTCTTGCAATCTAAATGCTCGGCGCAAATCGTTAATAGTTGTAGCACCTACTTGCAAATCATCAATAAAAGCATATAATTCATTATTGCCAATATTAGGATCTGAACTTAATCGATTTTGTACTACGGGCGAAGTGGGGTTACCTGTTAAAGTAGTGTTACCAAGTAAATTATTAATCTTTACTTCTGCGTCTCCGTTAATAGAACCAAGTGGTATGTCTACTGCTGCGCCTTTCTGTGCCCATGGTAATGAACTTGTAAAATAATCGTGCTCCCAAGCGCGATTACGAATATTTGTAATTTCTCTTACTCTTGCCCAATCCGCTGGACTGCTTAATGTTGCACCAACTGAACCATCTGTTAGCTTATAGTCAATTGGTGGTACCAAATTTTGGTCTCTATAATATTCATTATAAATAGCTTGGTATGCTGCATAAGGTAAAGCATTAATTCTTGTTGTACCTGATGTGCCGTTAGCTGGTAATGGAACACCTAAATAATCAGTAAGGTTTCTAGCTGTACCAGCATTATTAGCATTTGCAAATTGAGGCTCAAATGCAACTGCGTTAATATATGGTTGAACTAATTGAGTATTTGCATCTACAATGTACTTTTCCCAATTTTCCCATACTATGCGGTTAGGTACAAAAAAATAATGTACTGATACGTCTATTCTGTGCATTACGGGTGCAATCAATGGGGCAAATCTGATTAGACTATCACATCCAATTTGCCAGCTGTCACCCGGTACACATTCTTGTACTAATACGGGTGTTAAATGACCCATTTTTCCTGACATTTTTACGTCATGTGTTAGGTCAAACACGTTTTTTTTGGGTTTCGATACTTGTACCGAATTGAAGAGGTTTGGTTTTCCCATTTTATTTTGAGTTTTAAATTTTACAATCTGATACCACCACGTGATACATAATAAGTCCTCATTTTCTTGGTTCTTGATCTGCGAATACGACTCTTTTTAGAGTACAATCGTGACCGACGTTTTTTTCTCATTTTTTAACTGATTTTTAAGAGTTTATGACTTGGTGTTTTTCCTATAATTTATATTATATTAATGCCTGACTAATAACACTTTATGAATGT